GGGCAACTTCTTTCTTCTTACTGTTAGACATCATATCAGTTATAGCCACACCTGTAATGGTACTTACACCTGAGATGATTACATTCTCAAGGCTACTATATCTCATCAATGTCTGCGCTGTAGGGTTTGTATTCTCCATCAATAAATAATCTTTCGTATAGGTTAAGTGAATCTTGTAGTTCTTGCTGTCCCTTTCTTAAGAAAGAGTCCCCTGCTCGGTATATTCCAACCTCATAGGGAAACTCTTTCTGAACAACTAAAAAGAAAAACTCACTTACATTAAACAGTTCTGAATATAATGCGGCTTGCTGTGCATAGTTAAAGAATGCGTTGCGTTTCCACTTGTGCATCGGGTCTTTGGTAGTCTTAAGGTCTACGAGATAGTTGTTGACACCATCCCAAGCAAGGGCATCAGCCTTACCTTTAACCTTAATCTCATTACCCTTTTCAGTAACAAATGTTTTTACAGCTGGCAACTCAGGAGTAAAATCAAGGCCCATGATTTCTTTAACTGCATCAACCTTACTGAGTTTATCGTACATACCTTCAACGATATGGTAGTCGTTCTTAGTTAGCACGATAGTGTCAGGGTTCTCAGCACAGAAGTTCTTGTAGTCAGCACCTCTTCGTGCGCCCTCCCAACCCGTGTAGTTTACCTTGTCTTCCAAGAACCTTGCGTGCAATGCACGACCCACATCAAATGCTGAGGTCGATGCTTGACTCCACTTGTTCTTTCTCCACAAGTCAAACTTGGTAGGAGATTCTTTCATCAGTTTGAGGGAACTATTGGACAGATACTCTCTGTCCGCATAGTACACCTCATCATCATTGAACCTTTCAATTATATCCATTATCCAAATATTTCTTTGAGCTGGGCATCGGTAGTCTTGTACTTACCAATAGCATTCTCAACTGCATTCTTCTTACCATCCTTGACTGCTTGAATCATCTTTGCTTTGATGTCATCAGTCAACTCTAATAGAGAAGCCTTCTTATTCTTAGCAGGAGATTTACTCTTGCTTTGTGCAGGTGCTGATTGTTTGGCAATAGCCATAGACACCTCGTTGCTACTTGCAATCGAAGTATCAATGCCAATACCAAGATTAGCCAACGCACGCCCCCAAGCACTTGTCTCACAGTTCTCCACATAACTTGTCTTGTTGATATAACTACTTGACTTATCTTCCTGGGCGAAGCCTGTTGCTCTTAGTACCCATTGGTCATCACGAATCTCCGCACGAATAACGCAGGAGTCTGCATCAAGGTGTACTATCTCTGATGATAGCGACCATCCTTTGTAGTCTTCCGAGAAACGGAAGTACTTGATTCTCTCATTAACCTCAACATACTCTTTTCCTTTGATGTTGGTTGTCTTAAACTTGTACTCACTCATACTAATTGTTTTTAATTACTACTAAATTACACCACTTAACTCTAAGTCTGCTGTTTCTTTTGAATATTTTTCCAATAAATTTTCAAGGGTGTTTAGTATTGCGCCTCTGTCATCGGTCAACGATAGCATCAGGCGCTCTACTCTTTCTTGAATTATGATGTTGGATAAGTTGTCGTTAGGTAACACATCATCAAACACCTCAGCCCATCTTACTATCTCATCTAAGAAGTGGGTGTTTTTTGTAAGCAACATATCTTTTACAATCTTGTTACTGTTGATTGCACTCGCGTGGTCGTAGCCTATCAGCCTACCAACTCTGCTTGGCCCCAGCCCAAATCTATTCATCAAGATAAACGAAAGACAGTGCCTCGCTGTAACGATTTCTCTGTGCCTCCTCCTCTCTAAGGGATTCAAGGAGTATTTGGATTCGTAGTTTGCTACGAGAACTGCTAATGTATCCTCGTTTATTATCTTGTTTGTCTTTAGTATGCTCGGTGCTTGTGATTTTCTTGACATATACTCTTAGTTTATTTAATGCTCTCTCTCTTGCTAAACGCAGTGCGGACACTGTTGTTTCGTATTCGTTGGCTATCTGTGTGTAGGTTTTCTGCTCAATGATATGCTCTAACACTACTGCTCTTTCAAGTCTTGACAGTCTTGTATTAGCGAACTCAATCATCAACTCGTAAAGATTGTCGTGTTCTCTGTCTCTTGATACCGCAGATGATAGATACTTGTTGTACTCATCATCGCCATCGCCATAGGTGTAATCTGATTCGGGTCTAATATCAAGTTTGTTTCTCCTGCGTATCTGCTCGTAAGCATTTAGGATACCAAACCTAAAGCAACTCATTACCATTCCTGTTTTCTCTGCCTCGTTATCAAACTCCTGGTCGCGCTTCCACATTCGCATAACATTCTTGAGTGCTTGGAAAGATGCTTCCTCTACTACCTCATCATTGTGGAAAGACATACCATAGTACTTGGCGCAGAAGTGGAGAAACCTATTGTCCTTCGGAAAGTACTCTGCGAAATCTTGCTCTGTTATTTTCATATACTATTATTATAAATAGTAATATCCTTAAAGGATATTACTATTAATACTATTATTATAATACTCCAAATACTGATACTCAGCATCCAAGAAGTCATCTAAATTAGAATTGGTTATCAACATCTATATCCATTTTTTCGTTCATAACTTTGTGCAACATATCCCGTGTATGCTTCAACGCATCACGAGTTCCATCGTATTTTAGTTTAAGACTACGATACTCATTCCTTGCTCTCTCTATTGTGTCTCGATAAGTAACCATATCATTGGTTCTTGTCTTGTGGATTTCCACAAATTGCTCAAGTTGTAGGAGGACTTTGATAAAATCATTGTCCTCCTTTACTTTGTTAGCAACCTCGCCAAGCACCCAATACAGTACATCAAGGTCTGCTTTAAGCAGTAAGTCATCAGCTATCTTCATCTAAAAAAACAATTATTCGGGAGTTTCTACTATTGTGTAAGGCCAGCGCCATTCGTGCTTCAGAGATGGTGTCAAACCCCTGCTTGTATGTAACAAGTTCTCCATCCCAATGAACCTCATATCTAAGTTTACTCATATGGTTCGTAGTTAAGTATATAGTGAGCCATAAATGCTTCGACCTCACAAGCAAACACATGAACATCATCGCTATCCATACGAAAGTTATGCTCAGTCTTTAGAGCGTGGTCAAGCATCTTCCAAAAGTTACTCTTGTTGAGGCAGTCGCTAATCAACAATTCAAGTTCTATCTCTTTCATCCTACACTAAATGTTGAGTTAATATAATCAAATAATTCTTCTCGCATATCACTCGGTACATCAAGCGCATCAATCTCATTGTTGATGGCAGTGAATAGCGCATCAATCGTGTTGTCAATAATACTACCGCGACACACCTGGTCTGCGTAGCATACAATCTGTTCGTGTCTTGTCAACTCTTCCATATTAGATAGTCTCATAAAGGTTATTACTCGCTGTTAGTGTCAGCACATTGTCAGGAATCAACGCCATATAACGCTCACGCTTGATGTCCCATATCAAGAAGTTGTTTGGGTTGAGGCAACTGACACCACCCTTTGTGTGCTTATGCACCCCAGCTCTTCCGTGAAACTTAGTTACCTCGCCATTCTTCTTGAGGTAAGTACCTGCTACAAACTTACCTGAGTTCATAGCATCTGCAATTTGATTTTTAATACTTGCTTTCATATCTATTGTAATTAATTTTCTGCAATTTATAATTTATTTTCCGAACCACCAAAGGTAGATGGATATTTTTTTATCCACCCACCTTCTTACCTTACGACAAACTACGCTCACCATTGTCTGCAAAACTGTAGTACCCATCTTCACACACGATGATGTGGTCAAGTACAGTTAAGTCGAAATACTTGAATGCATCTTTCAACTTTGAGGTCATTACTCTATCCGCTTGGCTCGGTGTTTTGTTACCGCTGGGGTGGTTGTGTCCCAAGATAACAGCGTTACACCCACCTACTAAAGCACGCTTGACAATCGCCTTCACATCTACTTGACAACTCGTGTGCGTACCGACATTGACAATCTCAGTCCACATTACTTGGTTGCTCTTGGTTAGATACATTGCGCAGAACACCTCTTGGTGGTACAACATATCGCCAATCAATTCTCTCAATAGTTTGTGTGCATCGTTTGATGAGCGGATTGAATAAAGCTTGCGCTCCTCTGCTTTGTTGTAGGTAACTGATACCTCTCCTAAAAATACTTTCTTTTCCATTGTCTATTTGTTTTTGTATGCTAATTCCCAATCTAAAATTCCCTCGTAAACATCATCACTCCCGTAATAAATCAACCATTCAATCTCATCAATAGGGTTGTCGCATTCGCTCATAACCCACTGAGCATATTCTAAAATAAGTTCTTTGTTTCTTGAGGTTCTAATAGTACCTCCGTTATGTAATCCTTTCATTGTTATATGAGTCCTTTTTGTTCTTGTTCTAATAAGTAATCTATCAATACTTCCTCATTGGCAAATTCATCTGGTCCGATGTCGCTAATCCACGCATCTAACGAATTGAACTGCTCGGTATGCTCACAGTAATCTGTGCTGTTCGGAATGAACACTTTAATCTCCGTGCCTGATGGCGTAGTAAAGCATACATTCTTGCAGGGGCTGTGTCGGTCAAACGATTGTACGCAGTGCCAACCTTTGAACCACCCGTGTTTACTTGCTTGTCGGTACTCGTGAATAACACATTCCAACAATCTCTTTTGTTCTTCTATTGATAGTCTCATACGGCAAAGTAATTATCGGTTCTCATTGCACCATCGCTAATCGCTTGGCGGTACGCTGCCTCTTGGACATTGTAGTTATCCATACTCTGCCCTCTCATTCTCAATTCGCGAATCACTAAATCCATTAGTGCTAACTGCTCGTTATCCGCTGGGTAAAAATCTGCTCTCATCTTTCGTTGTTGTTAAATTGATTCTCCTATTTGTCTGTCAATACTCTCGTTAATTTCCTCCTGCACCTCATCTGATAGGTCGCTGAAGAATACATCTTGGCCATCGCCATACTCTCCATGTACGGTTACCTCATCAATGTCCCATTCCCATTCGTAGTATGGGGGAGTATCGTAGTCTCCCTCATCACCCCAAATGCTTTCAGTGTACAAAACCTCGTAGGTTAAGTCTCCAATCTCTAAATAAATCTGTCCCATGCTTTCTAATTTTTATGCAATGTAACTATAATTTCTATCTTTCCCAAATCTTTTTTATCATCACCCAAATAATTGCTTGAGCCTCATAGCCCTTCAAGCCGAAACTCTGTGCAACTTCTGCGGTAAGTCGCTCAACTCTGCGGTACTGTGCAGCGGTGCAACTCTCAACAGCAGGGTACACACCCTCGTGTGGTTTACCAACGCAGGCACGCAGATGCCATTTGTCCACAGTGATATGGTCGGGACTTTGTAGCCCGACATTCATAGCAAAGCTGTGAGTCTTTGGACTCTTGTAACTGAGGTCTACATTACCTGCGAGGAAGTCAAAGGCTTTCTTTTTGTTCGCAGTATAGGTACACACTTTTACCTGGTCGTGTCCGAGTCCTGCACGGAATGCCTTTAGCACCGTGATAGTGTCAACCTTATTCCTTTCCCATCTGTTGTTAGGGCTTAGGATAGCGACAATACAAGCCACCTCGTAGTTAGTATACTCTAACTGAAATGCAGTTTCCCAAACGAAACTCTGCGCCTCGCTGTACCACTGCTTTCCATCTTCCCACACATCAAGGTTTTCGAGAGCCTCATTAAGCCACGCCTTTAGTCTGTTCTTGATTTGCACATCTGATAACTGTGCTACACTTCGCTTACTCATCTTAGTCTGTTATTTCGTTCTTGAATACTGAATAGGTACAGCCGTTGTCTCCGTGTATCTCGAACAGTAGTGTTCCTCCCCATCGCTTTTGGTGTACTCTTTCCGTTGTATAGCGCACGCGCTCTTCGCTCATCTCTTTACAAATGTCGCTCATTGTTTGTACGCAGTCCGTAATATCTACGCAGGGCATTACATCGACTTCGCCTATTACCTGCTTAACTATTGTGTATTTCATTATACCTGGTTTTTTTTTATAGCCAATATCCTTGCCCTTCGCAATGCTCATTCTCAATGTTCACATAGTCCCACATATCTGCATAGCGCACAAGGTTGGGGAATTTTACATCCTTTTTGAAGTCATCACTATGCAACTCTAACCTATCCGAGAATGCGAGGTCGATGCCCTCATCTCGCGTGGTCAATCCGTTCATCTCTGCGAGTAACTCGTAGTAATCTTTGCCACCGAATACACCGTAGCCTTCATAGTTCGTTTCTTTCCAATAGTTGCCTTTGTCATCAAGTAGCCACACTTGGAATGTGCGCGGTCCACCGTTCTCACTTGCGAATTGGTTAGGGATACTTTCCCCCGTGTCTAATGTTTTCCAACTAAAAAATCCCATGCTCTTTGTCTTTATGCTATGGTCATCATAGCGTTAATACTTGCGTAAACGATTACGCCTAAAAATAAAACGATGCACACATCGCTTACCGATAGTTTTTGTACGATTGCCTTCATACTATTTGTTGTGTTTTGCGCTGGTTTTGTTTTCATACCAACGGGTTAATAAACTAAAAGCGACCATACCAAAAGTTGATACAGCCGAAACAATAAGGCAAGGTATTGAACCCTCGCCGATAAAGAGGCAAAACCATAATGCCCCGTTGACGCCTAATGCGCCTAAGATAATATCCTTCATAGTTCTAAACTTTATGCAACACGGATAACCCCTAAGGCTTACGATAGGATACGACAAGGCGTAACTATCCGCTTAAGGGTTATTCCGTTTTAAGTGTGGCCACCACTGTCCGCCCGTTGGGCGCTGTCGCTATCGCGAAGTATTGAGGGCGCTTACTTTCTACGCTTAGCCCTGCGAGCCTCGCGCTGTGCCGTTGCTCGGTCTATGCGCTTTGCATAGTCCGCCTCTATGGCCTCAGCCTGAGCCTGCGCCCGTAGTTTACGCTTTGAGGCGTTGAGGTTTCTTACGCCCGTTGCTCGGTTATCGCGTTGCCCTGCGTTGGTATGTAGGTAGAATGTAGCGCTCATGGCCTTACTTGTTTAGTGAGTTAAACACGGCCAACATTTGCGCCTCAGTGAAGTTTTTGGCGTTGACCTTTTGCAGGTCAATGTATAGCGTATTGCCGTTGGGAATATGTACCTCAGTACCTGCGCCCAATTTAAGAAAACGCTTTCCAATTTTTTCCTGCAGTTTCAACCCTCTATAAAGGGCCGTTACCAATTCCTCAACTGTTGAGGCTTGAATCTTTGCAACCTTTCCCGCTTTCTTTGTTACTTGGTAAAGGACTACATTAGTTTTTTGTGTTGCTTTCATATGCAATTAATTTGTGAGGGCTACGCCTTGCGCCTCGTTATTTTTCTTTTTAGTTATTAACCGTTGTGGCGTTTCAACAGTACAAAGGTGCAAAAAGCACCGAGTACAAAAAATTTATACTGCTCATTTAACCGTTTCTTAACTTTGACCGTGTGTTATCTGGCCCCTACTTAGTCAGACCTCACGGAGGGGGGGATTGGGTTGTGGGATGGAATGGTAAATTGTGGGACCAGGTGTAGATGACATACTATTATAATAATAGTAGTAGAGTAAAGTAGTACTATTATTATAATACTTTACCTATAGAAGGTAAAGTATTATAATTAGGTATTATAATATATTATAATAGGGAGAGGGGAGTGGTTAGGGTGTGTAATGAATCCAATCATTCAATACTTTGTATATTATCTAAAAAGCATTTTAATGACCACTAAGCAACTTTTAATTGCCTTGACAGGTACAGGTATCCCCAAGGGGGAGATAAAGCGTGAGATGTTCTTATTTTACAATTCTAAGGTGGGTACGAGTAAGTACTTCATCAAAGAGGAGAACCCAAGGACTGCTTGCGGCAGTTGCATCCAAAGAGTGAAGACCAATATTTGGAAATGGTATCACCACGATGAGAAAGCACCCAGCTACAAGGGGCTTGTCTTTACAGGAAGGTTAGTAGCGCACAATATGCCACTATATAGATACGAAGACTAATGGCTAAAAAGACAGCAACATCAACGAAGCTAAACACCCACAAGAAGAAGCGTAAGGGTGTACACAGTAAGAACGCCTCTAAGGGACAGGTTGGCTACAAGTCCAAGTATAGAGGACAAGGTAAATAGTATGGGAAGAAACAAGAAAGGTGAAGTTGTCTCAGGTCGCGGTAGCGAACTAACAGACCTTCAGTCCGAGTTCCTTGAGCGTGTTGCAAAGGAGGGGATGGAATCCTCTTCTGCGATTGCGAGGGAACTTAACTACACATCCTACTACAGGGACAGGAGAAATAATGGTACTGCATTCCATAGGGAGCTTATGGCTCTTGCCAATGCAGAGATGAAATCTATTGATGCGGCAAAGGGGACTAACCTCAGCGCACTGATTAAGATAAGAGACCTGGCACTTGCTGAAGGAGATATGAAGGCTGCGATGGAGTCAATTAAAATCATCAACGATATGCAGGGCTATAAAGCACCTACCAAAGTTCAGCAGACTAAATTTGACATCAAGGCTACTATCGACTTGACAGAGCCTTCGGAAGATAATGATATGTTGGACTTAGATTGGGAAGATGCAGATTAAATTATACAAACCTACTGAGCCGCAAAAAGACTTTAATCGGCTCGTCAATGGTGAACAACCATTTATTAGTTGTTTGGTAGCGGGCCGACAAACGGGTAAGACTTTCTTTATGCAGAACGATGCAGTGATGAGGGGTCTTAACAACCCTAAACACCGTATGTTTTGGGTCAGCCCAATTCAAGACCAAGCAAACAAAGTGATGAAGGACATTGAAGCGATGTTCAGTAACCACCAAGACCTATGGAACCAAATTGTAAAGCGTTATGACAGAAAGGCGAATGAACTTTATTTTTACAATGGTTCGTTTATTAAGTTTAGGTCTGCTGATAGTGGGGATAATCTTCGTGGTGCCACTCTCGACTATATCTATTTGGATGAAGCGGCATACATGAAGTTGGACTTCATCAACGAAGTACTGCTACCTATGGTAACAAGGACCAACGGAAATGTATGTGCGGCCTCTACCTTCAATGGACCGAATTGGTTTTACGAGTGGTACAAGGATGGACAGGTAGAAGATAATTGGGAACAGATTAAATCTATCAAGCGCACCTACCTTGACCTCAACGACCCAGCAGTAGAGAAGACTGTACTCGGTATTAAGAAGAGTATGACCAAGGCGCAGTTTGACCAAGAGTTTTTGTGCCGCCCTGTTAGTGCCAATGCGTTGTTCAGTAATGTTGAAGATGCGGTAACCCCACAACTAAACACCGAATACAGTAGATTGTACATCGGAATGGATATTGGTGTGGCGCAGGATTACACAGTGCTTACTGCAATGACTGAGAACTACGAGGTAATTGACATAGACCGCTTTAACTACAAAGAGGAGGGTATGGATAGTGATGAGTTTAAGGAGCGCATCAAGGCATTCTATCTAAAGCACGACAATAAGTTGGCAGCCGCCTACTTTGAGGTTAACAATAACGACCTTTTGTTTGATGACATCACCGATGATGACAGGATGTACAAACTAATACCTTTCCACACCACCGCTAAAACCAAACCTGAAATGGTACGCAACCTCATCAAGTTATTCGAGGATAAGAAAATAAAGATTCCCAAAAACGATGACTTGATAAAGGAGCTTTACGACTTCAAGTCAAAGCGTAACGCTATCACAGGTAATCTGCAGTTTAGCAACACTGATGGCAAGCACGATGATATGGTTATGAGCCTCGCTATCGCAGCGTACTGTTGTAGTGAGGAGCAGGATGGTGGAGTAACAATGTTCTTATGATTACACTTAGGCAACACATTGAACTATCTGCTCACATGGATAGCACCGAGGAAATGGAAAAATACCTTGAGAGTATCAATGCCATTGATAAGCTCAAGCTGTACAACAGGTTTGAGGACACATACCCGTTAAAAGAATCTGATGAGATAACAGAGTATGTCACAAAAAATTTCAATTATTATGACAGTGTATTCGACTTGGTGCTGGGTCAGTTCATTATGATTGAGCAGATTCTAACAGGCAAGTTTAAGTTCTCATCGCCAACTGATATGGACATAGAACTCGGTATCTATTTATTGAGGCCAAAGTCAGAAGAGGAATACGACAATACAGACACGGAAAAAGAATTAGCTAATAGAAACGCAATATTGGATATGCCTGTACAGGACTTTTACAATGTGCTGAACAGATTCTTGAAGCAGAGGGAAATTGTACTGTTCAAGCAATTCGCGGGCGTATTCTATGAAGTTCCTGATGAAGAAGAAGTTGAGGATAGTGATGAGGTATCAACTCCTATTGATGCTTCTTTTAATCAACAGTGGTATTGGTATTCTATAGTGCGTACCCTTGCTCAAGAGGATATACGCAGATACGATGAAATATATATGTTGAAGATGAATGTGGTGCTTCCCGAAATGAGCTATCTTGCTCAAAGAAACAAGATTGAGGGTGCAAAAGAAAGGGCATCTGCTGCTATGAATAGATTGTAAATTAAATAAAGATATTATGAATAATCTGCGAGACATATACGGTAAACTCAAGTATTTCGCGACTGAACACCAAATGGTCAATGAGTTCATTATGGTATCATCTGAGGGTGAATTAGAGAACAGAGAATTTGACTACAGAACATTGGTTATAGTTCCGAGCAGCTCGAATATTTCAAGAGACTTGAACTCACCTGTATACACGCTAACATTCACCGCTGTAATCTTAGACCAAGTATCTTCTCACGACCCTGAGATGTCTATTGCATCAATGGAAGAGAATATTTTTATTCTTGGTCAGTTGCAGGACTTTATGTTGCAGCAGAACATTGATGTTGATTTTGATGATGTAGAGCTTACCGCTACTGCATTCGAGGACCACAACATCACAGGAGTGTACTCAGACTTTGATGTAAGACTTGGAAGAAATCCTTACAACAAGGGCATAAACGACTAACACCTTGACTGAGGGGCAGTATAGAAATATAATTAAGGTAATCGTAGTCGCTGCTTTGAGTAAGCAGTTTAGGAAGGCTAAGATTGTAGAGCGTGTAGTAAGGAATATCAAAAAAGATAAGCTTGTTGCTACAGGGGAACTTTCTATGCCAAAGTTAACAGCCAGCTTATTGCCCTCTGATGATGACAGATTCTTGATAAATAGGAATAGCGTTGTTGTAAAAATAATGAGGATGAGTCAATACGGAAAGCAATACCCGATGGCTGTTAGCATTGGGGTAAATATCCGTTATGGTCTTAACGAACAAAAGTATCAAGGTCTTGTGGAGGGTACTCCGTATAGAGGGAAGGGAGTTCCTGAAGCTGCTTTAATGAATTGGATTTCCGCTAAAAAAGGGAAGTCAAGATATTTTAGAAACCCCGCAAAAGGATTCTATGTATCAGGAACTTCCAAGGGGAAGACAAGGATTTACAAATATAATGAAAACATACAGTGGCATAGAGATGCTTTGAGATATATAATCAATATGAGTATTAAATACTCCGAATACAAAAGCGATTTCTTAAAACCATTTGATGACCCAAAGAAAGGTGTGAGGGCATCAATAGAAAAAGCAAAACCTGAAATAGCATTAAGAATTGCAGAACTATACGGGACTCAATTGCGTAGCTTTGCAGTAGATGCACTTAACATATCACTTGGATAATGGCACAAAAAACGACAGTAAAACAGTTAGCAGCTAACCTACTTCAAACAGAGGGGAATGTTAGAAAACTATATGCCGAGCTTAAAAAGCTATCAAAAGGCAGTGAACAATATAAGTTCAAGCTTAAGCAACTAAACGCTGAGAAGCAAAAAGGTCTAAAGATTGATGACCAGATAAGAGCAAAAATGCGTTCTCTAAACGCAGAGAACTCTAAGCACACATCTTCTATTACTGCTGCTGCAAACGCACAGTCTAAGTTTAGTAAGACATTAGTAGCTACAGGGAAATCTGCTAAAAGTGCTGGAAATGGTGTTAGGGCGCTCGCAACATCCTTAAAGGTTGTACTCGCCACATTGACTAAGTACTTCCTTGCGATGCAAGCTATAGTGATAGTTCTTAGGGTATTTAATGAGCTTACATTTGCTTCTTTCAAAAGAGCTATAAAGTTTGAAAAAGCTCTTGCCGACTTGTCTGCAATTGCAGGTCTTACGAAAAACGAGACAAAGAAACTTGGCGAAGAAATATTTAGGGTAGCAGGTTCTACATCTTTTACAGCAGAGGAGGTAGCTGGTTTGCAAAAGCAACTTGCAAAGCTTGGTACATCATCAGATGATATTGTAAAACTAACAAGGCCAATCGCACTGCTTGCACAAGCACTTGGTGAGTCTCCTGATGGTGCTGCAACAGCGGTTAAAAAATTCTTAAATCAGTTCGGTCAAACGACACAAGAAGCAGGAAGATTTTCAAATGCTATTGTAGGTATTGTAAATGAATCTGCTCTTTCTCTACAAACCCTTGGCACATCTATGCAGTATGTAGGTCCGCTTGCATACCAAGCGGGTCTTTCTTTCGAGGAGACAGCATCTTACCTCGGTGTCCTTGCAGATAATGGACTAACAGCCTCAAGAGCAGGTACAGGTCTTAGAGCCGTGTTAGCGGAGGCAGCTAAGTCAGGTAAGCCATTTAATGAATTTATACAAGAAATCGCAGATGAAGGTCTTAGTGCAGCGAAAGCATTAGATATTTTCGGAAAAAGAGGTGCTGGTGCTGCTTTGATTTTATCAAGAACAACGAGCGAAGTAAAAGATTTGAACACTCAGTTAGCTGATTCAGACAGGCTGTTCAATGCGAATGTAAAACAGATGGCAACGACCCAGGGTCAGATTGATATACTTAAATCCGCTTACGATAAGTTCTCTATATCTTTAGGTGAAGTAATTACCCAATCTAATTTTTTCTTAGGTCTCATACAAACATTTGATGTAAAGTCTGCAGCTCTTGCAAATGTTTATAGAATAATTAATGATGCTTCTATAGAAACAAAAGAATCGTTAGATGGTCTTACAGATAGTCTTAGGGTTTATACCGAAGATACTGACCGTGCAGTGAGTGAAAATCAGCTGCTTGGAGAATCAATAGCTATATTGAAAGAAACTGGAGACTTTAGTGATTACGCTGTAAAAGACATATATCGTGATTTAAGGGAAGGCATGAGGTTGGGTTTAGACCTAAACGAGTCGCTTGATAGGGCTATAAAGCTCAACATTATGGAAAGCAGAAGATTTGCTGCATCCGTTAAAGAATTGGTAGGCACGCTAAGAGAGCAAGCTGAAGTTCAAGACCTTATATACTTAAAGCAGCAAGCAAACACAGATGAGGTTATAGCTTACAGGCAAGAATATGCAGACCTTCTCTCTGTTTTCGCTGCGGGGTATGATGACCAATCAAGAAAGGCAGGTCTTTTAGGAAAAATACAATCAGATATTGCAGCAAACTTAAACGAGATTGTAGCATTGCGTTCATCGGGTGCGCCTACACAACAGGAAATGGAAAGGATAAAAATTCTTGAGCTTGAGAACGAAAATCTTAACGAGCAGTATGAAAGAGTCAGAAGCTTGCAAGTAGCCGAGGATACCCTGCTTGAAAGGAGAAGGAAAAGAGAAGCAGCGAGAAAAAAAGCCTTTCAAAGAGAACTTGCTGAAATTCAAAAACAAAGAAAGGATGAGGTAGATGCCATTAACGAACAGGCAAAAGTTCAGACGGCCCTTGCACTAAGTGCAGAAGAAAGAGCCGAGATTGAGTTAAACCGCTCTGCTGCTGTGTCAGCGGCTTACAGATATGAAGAAAGTCAATTAAAATCTCTTGGCGAGAAGTACAAGGACTTTGCTTATGAAATATCTAAGGCTGCAGAAAAAGCAAGAGAGGGTGCTACCATTGAGCAGTCAGAGGTTATAGATAAAGCAAGGGATGCTTTTGATGATTACACCAAGGGACTTGAAGACCTAAATAAAAAACTTGAAGATGGCGAGATAAGTCAAGAAACTTACAACAATAGCCGTGCAGCAATGACCGAAGGTATCCAAAGAACTGTTCAGTCTCTTAAGGATTTGGTTGAGCTTACTCCTGAACTCGAAGTTTTCTTCGATGAATTGGCGGATAAGGCTACAGATGTTAAGTTCCAATTTAATCCGTTGTATCCTATAACACAAGAGGACCTTGATTATGCTCAACAAGTAAGAGATGAAGAGAAGCAAAAGTGGGTTGACTTGTACAATCAGATAAATCAGGCGGCAGGAGATGTTCTTGGAGAAGCGAGTAAAACTCAGCTTGAGAACACTAAAAACAGATTAAAGTCTGAGATTGATGCCATTAAAGAAAGATACGAAATTGAAGAGGACTTGTTAAAGGCCAGCTTAAATAATCAGCTAATTACAGAGTCTCAGTATCGTGCTAAAGCAGAAGAGCTTAAGAAAAAAGAGATTCAAGAAGAAAACGAGATTAACAAGCAAATCTTTGAAGCTGAAAAGAAAAGAGACTTGCAGTTGGTGGGTGTTGAAACATTGCAAGCAATTGCATCTAACGCTATAAACAACTTTGATAAGTACGATACTATCAACGCAGGTATCCAAACAGCTCTTGGTTATGCCACTATCCTTGGAGCAGGTGCAGCGAAATCTGCTGCTATTGCATCTCGTAAGTTCTACCCTGTTAAGTACGAAGAAGGGGGTCTTGTAGAAGGACCATCGCACGCACAGGGTGGCGTGCCTTTTACTGTACAGGGACAGGGTGGATACGAAATGGAAGGTGGAGAGTTTATCGTAAACAAGAAAGCATCTTCTTTACACCGTGCATTGCTTGAGTCTATTAACAATTCTGTTAAGCCAAATGCAACTGTACAACCGCTCAAGTTTGCACAGGGCGGTATAGTTACAAGTAGCGTTACAAATGTTAACGCATCCAACGAAGAAAGTGTAAATTATCTAAAGGCTATTGCTGAAGCGACATCTTCTACTGCAATCCAAACAAGCAAGCCAATGAGGGCATTTGTTTCTGACAAAGACCTTCGTAAGAGTGCTAACGAAAGAAGACTAAGAGAAAGAAACGATAGAATATGAGTTACAGTTTTAGAACAGTAGCAGTCCAAGAATCTGCACCTGGGTTTGATACGATTGAGGTTAGAGGTAACATCTTTAACCTTCAGTCACTTCCTGATGATTTTCAAGAGGGAGATGTTATGCACCTACGCTACAGGGATGGCAATAAGATAAAAGGTGTGTACGGTGTTGCTACCGATAGATTCGGAAACTATTTTAAGTTTGACCAGAGAATCTATAAGTTGTTTACAGATATTCTTCCGCAAGATGTACTTGGAGGAACAATATATAGAGCAGATGTTTACAGTAAAGTTTCTTCTTACGATATACAAACAAGTGTTAACAGGGCTGTTTACGGAAACGACCTAAAGGCTTATAACATTACTACTGATTATTTCATTGCGATTAATAAGGAAAATAGAAAATTCTTTGGTGAATTTGAAGATGTGGTAAGTGCAAACAAAATAATCTTTGTGGACAACTGCGATTTATTTGCATATGGTGTATCTTTAAGCGAAGAATCATACGCAAATATAAATAACACATTTAGTCAAAAGACTACCTTTAAGATTGCTCAACGATGAATTTCAACTTATTAGTAAGTCCTAACAATACCTCATATCAAACATTAGAATTATTTGAGCAGCAAGACTTGTCTTACGATGCTTCGTTCTATGATGATGTTGATATTGATAAGATTAAGGTTCCTTTCTATACATCTATTAGAATACCTTTAACAGATAATAACAAATCTGTTCTTGGTTACGACCCACTGAACGATGATATAGCAAATTACCCTAATGATGACTACTACTTCATTATTGAGCTGCAAGATGCAAATAACACTGAGCTTAGAGGTATGCTTACTTTTACGGCAATTGAGTATAACTCTGATGAGCCATACCTTGAGGTAGAACTTAAGGACTTCTTAACTATATTCTTCTCTACTATAAAGGACAAGGGTATTGGTGATGTGCTTACAAGCTCTTACCACACCTCGCGACATACTATGGAAGACTTTTTCGACACCACAGCAAATGGTGGCGAAGCAGGAACTATAGGCACAAATCCTGACTACAGCAGGATAGTTAACTTCCCCTACATAGACTTTGCTAACGACACTGAGAAATACGGATACGAAGAGCGACAGTTCACAGAGTACGGAGCAGGAACAGATAGAGTGGGTCTTGTCCCTACACTATCCGTAAAGAAATATATTGAGCAGATAGGCACATACCTTAGTGGACAATTCGGAACAGTAACTATAAAGTCTAAGTTATTCGGGATAAACGAAACAGAGGCAATATCGGACTTAGAACCTGAGAAATTGCAGGCAGTTATACCTGCAAAGCTGCTTGCTAAAAGCGATACAAATACAAGGCAGTTTCAGATTACTCAAGCACCATCAAGAGCCTATCCAAATGAGGACCTTGACCTTCAGACCAACCTTAACGGGAACAATAAGATTGTAAGAACAGTGCATCTCGGTAGTGGTGAGTCTTTCGGTAATTACGGAAGCACAGGTTACTCTATGCAGAAGTTTGGCATTAAGCAACAAAGTACAGGTTCTATCCCTACATATGACCAAGACCAAGAAGCATACATTTCTGAGCGTGGATACTTCTGCCCACATATGAGCTTCAAAGCAAAGGTTCAGTTTTTGAGTGGGGATAGAAGCGAAAATACAGGTGTAATATCCTATGATATTCCCGTTATAGGGGAAGATAAAATGGTTTACAGAATCAATACGGCATCAAGCACGATGACCTTTGGTTTGTACTATATCATTTATGAGGATGGATACCCCAAGAAAAAGATTAGGCTTGTAGATACAAATGGTTCCCCAATTGTGTTAAACGCATCCAATGCAACTGCAGTTCGAGGCGCATCAGCAAAAGCAAACGGTGAGTATTTTGAGACAGGTTTCGTTGACCCTGTTGCTACATCTGTTAAGGTTAGAATCAACACATTGGTATTCCCTGGTATCAAAGACCAACTTCAATTTTCTGCAGTAGATGCTTATATGCCATCTGATGAACAGATTCAATTAGATGTTTACGGAGAAAGTAGATACGGTTCTTCTATTGTTCTTGAGCCTATCAATGGTAACCTTAATGTTCAATATGTATCTGCTATTAGCGGTATGCCTATCAATGATGGTAACCATCTTGTGGACTACGCATCTTCAATGTCTACGCAAAACTTCGGGGCATCTTCAATTAGAAAGGCAAGAACATTCTTAGCATCTTACTCCGACTTCAATATATTGGTTAAAGCAACAGAAGACTTTAATCCCTATTTCCTTTCTGATGAGTTTATCATTAAGGACTCCCTTAATAACTCTACAGAATTAACTCCTGCAGATGTAATTAAGAATATTGCTAAAAGATTTGGCTGCGCATTAATCTATGAGTGGGATGGTTCAGGCCATGTTCTTCGCGTAGACCCTCTGCACTTATTAAGAGAATCTGTTGTTTCGGGTGACTACTACTTAGATGATTCTGTATCAATTAAAATATCAAGACCTACAGACCTTGCTAAGAATATTGTATTGAATAACAAAGAGGATGGTCTTTTTTATGATACTAAAACGGTAACATCTAATGAGATTACAGGCTCTACTAAGCAACTTCTAAACGCACAAGGTATTGTTGACTTAGAGTACAACTTTGAAACAGCGGTTTACTACAAGTCTTTATGTGGCGAAACATTTGTACAGGGTGATACCCAAAATCTTCAGTGGAATATTATTACCCACAAAGAGAATGGTACTGTGATAAATGTATTTGGGAAGTACAATGAGTTTAGTATGAGGTTTGCATATCTTATTGCACCTAACTATGGGACCGAGATTGTTTCTCCCTACTCTATAAACCAAGAGTTGCGACCAAACTTATTCACAACTACTCAGAGAATATATGTGCCTATGTATGATTTTGACACAGGCGATGTATCTGATAGACATATATTTAATGGCCGACTAACACACAAGAATGCCAGCGGGTTTGACTTGCTATTTGAAAATGAGCTTGAGCAAACCACAGATATGTACGATTACTTTATTACACTTGAGCAGGTTAAATCTAAAGGAGCTGCATCAGTAGAGTTCTCAATGGTCCTGCCTACTCAAAATTTATCATCGGTGATATTTATGCTTGACAAATATACCTTTGGTTTAATGAACGGGCAGAGTGTTCTTATTAAAGAAGTGACAGGGGATGTTTATGATGAGAACGCATACCTAACTGTCAAAGGTTTAATAGAATAATTGTAAATTATTCATATGGCTACTTATAACGATTATCCTGCATCAGCATCTAACAACGCAAAGAAAGTACTTGCGTGGAAAAAGAAGTATGGTAAGGAGGTTAAGGGAATGACCTCTGTTGGATGGACTCGTGCCAATCAGTTAGCTAACAAACAAAAATTGAGTTATGAAACTATTGCTCGTATGGCTGCGTTTAATCGCCACCGCAAGAATGCTGAAATTGACCCTAAGTACAAGAGTACTCCTTGGAAAGATAGAGGCTATGTCGCTTGGCTTGGTTGGGGAGGAACGAGTGGAGTTAATTGGGCCATTAAGAAGGCTGAAGCAATCCGAAGAGGAACTGTTAAGGCAAGTGTTGACAGCGGTGACCACCCGTGGGGTGACCGTAAAGTGGAAGATAAACTCGCAACGCAAGGCAAGGATGGAAGCATTAAAAAGTCTCCCAAAGCGCCTAAAAGCGGAACTCCTGAGAAGAATCCGAAGGGTGTTGGAAAAGGTGGCAAACTATCTCCTGCGATTATAAAACAAATTACCAATAAGGTAAACAAATACAATGACAAGTACCCCGATAAAAAGATTGGTGTCGGAGCTGCAAAGCGTGTTGTACTTCGTGGTATGGGTGCATACAATACATCTCACTCACCGAAGGTCACCTCAGCAGTACAATGGGGACTTGCAAGATTAAACGCATTTATGTATCTGGTTAAGAATGGTAGACCATCTAACCCTAAGTACACACAGGACAACGACTTGTTACCAAGTTGGCATAAAAGAAGTAAGAAGTAATGAATAAGGATTTACCACTATACGATATTACACTTGAGGATTTTGAGCAGGGTATGTACAAAATCTCTCTCGTGGACAAACCTGCGATTGAAGAAAACTTTATCTACTTCAACAAAACCGAGGTAGTAGAGATGTTCGCGAACGATGAAAAGAAAGAAGTAGTAGGACCAATTATGATTCCTAATAAACAAATCCTACGCTTCAGTCCTGAGAACGGATATTACTATGTTAGGTTCACGGAAGAAACAATCCGTGATATTATGTATAACTACTCTAAAAAGGGTTTGTTCAACGAATTTGGTATCCACCACGAGTACGACACTCAGGATGTGGTGATGCTTGAAGTTTGGATGAAAGAGTCTGATAACGATAAGTCTAAAGACTATGGTTATGACCTTCCAAATGGAACTGTATTTGTCAAGGCTAAAATTGAGTCTGACGAATTGTTTTCCGCTATTAAAGGCGGTGAAGTTAATGGCTTCTCAATTGAGATACAAGCCGATATTAAACCTGTAAATAACGAAGAAATGACTGAATTTACTTTCGCTAAAGAACTCGGCAAAATGGAAGCTACATTTGAGGCTACTGTTGCTAAGTTTGAAGCACAAATTCAATCTCTTGAAGAAGAAAATGCAATTCTTTTAGAGACATTGACCTCTTTTGAAGCAAAGTTTGGTGGCGTTGAAGAACTAAAAAGCGCAATCGAAATGATTCAAAAGCACATTGAAAGTATGGGCGCACCTCAAGAAGAGGAAAAAGAAATGGGCGAGCATACTGAAGATGAAAAAGAAGAAGAAATGGCTGAAGAAGCGCCAGCAAAGAGTATTGCTCCTGCAGGTGAAGAAGCAGTTGTTGTTGCTCAAAAGGAAGAAGAAGAGAACTACGAAGCTACTGAGGAAGTAGCCGAAGAAGTTGCTGAAGAGTTTAACGCTGAAGAAGAAGTTACTGAAGAGTCTATTGAAGAGCAGTTCGCTGCGGAACAAAAGGCTGAAGAAGCTGAAGAAACAGTTGAAGACAAGACAGTACACTTTAACGGAATTACTCCTGAGAAAGTTGCGATGATTAACAAATTCTTCAACCGCAAATAAAATTGTAAATTAATTAAAACGAACTAATTAAAATTTAGATAAAAATGTCTGTATCTATTTCTAACCTACCTTACGGTGACCGTTCTCGTGACTTGTTCATCGACTCTATGGTAAAATCTGCTGCAGTCCTAAACCGTTTCCGCTTGGTTGATGGTGTTAAGGCTAAAGTAAATGTACCTATTTTTGATGCTGCCCTTACTTTCGGTAGCGACATTTGTACCTTTGACCCACAAAGCTCTGCTTCTATTAGTGAAAAAGAAATGACTGTTGACACTTACAAGTGGTCTTTCTTAAACTGTAAGAATGCTCTTGAAGATTCTTACCGTGGCTTGTTATTGAAAAAAGGTCAACACAACCCTGAAACTATGGACGCTGAGTTCAAAGATTGGGTATTTGACTACTTCGCAAAACTATCTTCTCAGAAAGCTCTTGAGCTTGCTGCTTCAGAATTAACTACTGAGATGACTGCTGATGCTGATGTAATTGATAGCGTTATCGCTGGTGGTATTTCTGCTACTACAGTATTGGATGAGATGGAAACTGCTTACGGTTTGATGTCTGATGTTATGTTGGCTGCTGTTTACGGCGATGCTGACCGTGACTTCAAACCTGCTTTCTTCTTGGGTACTGCTGCTATGCAAGCTTACCAAATCGCTATCGCTGAGAAGTACACTACTACTCCTCAAGGTATCGTAGAAGGTAACATTCCTCCTTACTTCGGTATGGAAGTTGTACACTTCCCAAGTCTACCTGCAGGCGAGTTCATCGTATCTGCTCCACAGAACTTGGTGATGTTGACTGATGACTACAACGATGTTCGTGCTATCGACATGAAGTACGAAGCTGAGTTGTCTTCTGACAAGATTTGGGGCCAATTCAAACTTGGTTTCTCTTACTTGAAAGGCGAGGAAATCGTTTACGCTCACGCTTAATAACTGAATAAAGAGGGGAGGTTATCCTCCCCTTTTTACTCTTAACCCTTAAAAACGAATAACAAATGGCTTGTAATATCACTCTTGCTGATGTAACTTTCTCTTGTGATGACCTTGGAATTGGTGGTCTAAAGAAAGTATACCTCGGTAATAAAGCTGACCTTGATGGTATTGTTTCTGTTGCTAACAATGTAGTCACTATTAACCCTACGACTACAGGTTTGGACACTGATGGCGATGTTATCGAAGTTCAGTTCAACTTGAAAGATGGCTTCTCTGTATTCAGTGAAGTTAAAACTGTAACTGCTGATGGTGTTGTTAACTCAGTACCAACTATCTCTATCGAAATTCCTAAAATGTCTGCTGACCACCGTAACGCTTTGGATAACATCTGTAAGCCAGGTGCTGAATTGGTTGCATTCGTAGAAACTGCTGCAGGTACTTACCATATGGTAGGTTACGAGTACGGCTTGTACGCTGCTACTGTAGATGGTAACTCAGGAACAGGTCGTTCAGAGAAGAACCGTTACCAAATCACCCTAACAGGTGAGGAAGATAGCTTGTCTTTGGCAATTGATGCTACTGAATGGGCTGATGTAATTGCATAAGCAATTCTTGTAAATTACTACAAGGGGGAGGGAGTAATTCCCCTCCCCTTTTTTTATTATAAAAGTATGAGTTTTAATTGTAGCATTTTTCTTGAGGACATTGACTTGAACTGTAACGCCAAGAACACAGGTGGTATTAAACGAGTTGTCCTTGGGCTTCAAAGAGACCTAACAATCTCTCTTGACCCTATTGATGAAACGCTTGTAACAAATCTTGAGTTGCTTAACTCAGTTGTGTTTGAGCATAATCCAAAAGATTCTACTACAATTTTTAACGAATCAAAAACTACCGAGAATGGACTTGGTGTTGTGAACACTGAGATTCTCGTTAGGCTTCCATCTATTGACAGAAAGATTAACAAGATTGATTATATGTCAAGAAGAAGCGACATAGTGTGTATCCTGTTCCACAACAATGGAAACATATCTATTAGCGGATGGATGGATGGATTGACAATGGATTACAGTGCGGCAAGTGGCGCATCTAAATCTGAGTTGTCATATGTTGATGTTACACTAAGAACTGATAGTTGGATTTCATCTCTTAATGTAAGCGATGAAGGAATAATACAATTACCATAATGTATGTTACCTCGACACAAGGATATAGCAGTTCTGCTACTCAATATAATAAGGGCTTTCTTGATTACATCCCTTCTCTTCCTATTGGGTACAGTGCAGATGCAATCCAAGAAAACATTGGAAGATTGGACTACCTCACGGGAGCAACAGGACTCTACTCAAATGTTATTATTGAGCAGTCAAGCGGATGGGGAGTCAATTGGGAATTGATTGATATGCAATGGGAAACCATTGATAATTTATGGCAAGTATAATGGACAACATTACAAAAGACAGAAACTATTACCAAGCATCAATGGGAGATTATGGCTTCCGTAGACTTGGACCAAACGAAACTACTCCCGCAGGTGAGACTTACCGCATTGTGGTATGTCTACAAGAGGCAAGCATTAATGCTGTATCAGAGATTGGGGACTCATTGACAGGTCAAGTGTTGGCCACAGGAGCAACAATCTTTGGCCGCTTTACCCAGGTGTCTTGCTACCAAGGTGTAGTTCTTGCTTACATAGGATAATGATATTAGCGTTAGGAATATCGGTACAAGCTGCTACTGTAACATCTGCCGTTGTTATGGGCAAGAGTTACGAGTTTGATTCATCGTATTGGAACGCTATTGAGATGAGATGGGAAATGATTAACGACACTTGGGAAACTGAATAATGGCTACACTTACAGGAAATAAACCAAAAGATACATACAAGGGTCTGATAAAGACTGCTGACAGTCAAGAGGTATCAGGCGAAGTACAACTTAGTGATGGTAATGGTAACCTGTTGCCTATATCAGTATCTCAAACTGATGTAAGAGTTAACGGAGAATCATTAACATCATACACGCACGACCAAACAACCACTGAATTAGAGTGGGTTATAGAACACAACTTAGGCAAAAAACCTTCAGTAACTGCAGTGGATTCTGCTAATACTCAGGTTGTTGGCGAGGTTGAGTACTTGGACAATGATAGACTTGTTGTCCGATTCAAATACCCTTTTAAGGGAAAAGCTTTTCTTAATTAATAAAAACAAAAACTAAAATGGCTCTAAAATATTTAGTTGATTTAGATTTGGGTGGGAATGAAGTACAGAATTTCTCGCTCCAAAACTTAGCAACCAACCCTGAAACTGCTGGGGCGGGTCGCATTTACTTTAATACACAGGCGAATGCTGTGTTTGTACACAATGGAACAGGATTTGTCCGTGTAGGATTAACTGCTGATGGCTCTACAATTACTGAAAGTGAAGGTGTAGTTAGCGTTGGTACTATTGCGATTAGCAATGTATCAGGTTTGCAAACTGCTTTGAATGGTAAGGTTGATGACTCTCAAGTATTAACCAATGTACCTGCTAACGCTGTATTTACTGATACTACTTATAGCATTGGTGATGGCGGTCTTACTCAGATTAACTTTACTCAGGAATTACTTGACCACTTAAACAGCATTGAGGCAGGTGCAACTGCAACTTATGCTCCTGCTATTCGTGATAACAATGGTGTACCTGCTCTTGTAACAGGTATTACTGCTGCTGAGGTTCGTACAGTAATCGGTGCGGGTACTTCTAACTTCAATGGAGCATACTCTTCATTGACAGGTATTCCTACTACTTTTGCTCCTTCTGCTCACACTCACGACATTACGGAGATTAACGAACTTCCTGACATCCTTGATGCTAAGGCAAACCTAACTGACTTACAAGGACTTGCTTCTACTTCTTATGTGGATACTGCTGTTGCAGGTGTTGTATCTTCTGCTCCTGCTGCATTGGATACATTGAACGAACTCGCTGCTGCGTTGAATGATGACCCTAACTTTGCTACCACAATCACCACTGCATTGGGTAACAAGTTGAACACATCTGCGTACACGGCTGCTGATGTTCTTGCTAAAATCAAAACAGTTGATGGTGCAGGTTCAGGTCTTGATGCAGATTTGTTGGATGGTCAGTCTTCGGCTTACTACCGCAACTACAACAACCTAACTAACAAACCAACTATTCCTGTATTTGCACAGGTAGTAGTTACAGGTGCGGGTGCAAACACTCCAATTGATTTGACTGCTTCAGGAATCAATAGTTTCGCTAACATTCAAATTTATGACACTAACACAGGTGGAGTTGTTCTTACTGACATCACTCAAGATGGTAGTGGCGTAGCATTTGCCTTCTTGGAAAATGGCGTAGACTATATGTGTGCTGCCGTTGGTGCTGCATAATTTGTAAATTCTTAATAGAGGGGGAGGGGTTTCCCTCCCTCTTTTTTAATCAAAAAGTGTTTTATGGCTATCAAGATTCTTAATGGGGTTGATGTAGAAGGTTCAATGAATATCACTGCATCTGATGTTCCAAACTTAGATGCTTCTAAAATTACAAGCGGTACAATTAACGCTTCAAGAATGCCTAACCTTGATGCGGGTAAGGTCAATAGCGGTTCGTTCAGCACTTCACGCATCCCTAATCTTGATGCAAGTAAAATCACTTCAGGTACTCTTAACGCCGCAAGAATACCTAATTTATCATCATCATACGGTACTGCTGCCGATACAGCAAAAGGCGTACAGGCATTTGAATGGGGCAATCACGCTGAAGCAGGATACCTTACAAGCCTACCATCACACACACACTCATACCTACCATTAAGTGGTGGTACACTAACAGGTGCTTTGACCATTAATGCTTACATCAAAGGTAATGGCCAGCAACTTGTCCTTAACGCAGGTGAATCTCATTCTTACGCTACAGGACAAACTAACGAATACATCTACTTAAATGCAGAACAGGGACTTGAGATTAATTCTCACACAGGGAATTGGTCAGGAGGATGGTCTACAAGAAAAACTGCATATCTAAGAGGTGACCAACTTACATTGGATGGTGAGGCAATGACCAAAACCAATATCCAAAACTTTAAGACTGCGTATGGCTGGGGTAATCACGGCTCTGCAGGATATGCTACACAATCTTGGGTTAACTCTCAGGGTTTCTTAACATCTGAGACTGATAGTCAAACACTTTCTTGGAACGGGACTAATGGAGTTCTAACTATTAGCGGAGGTAACTCAGTAGACCTTGATGGTCGTTATCTTACTTCTATACCTGCTTCATACACAACTGACACCGAACTCGGTGCAGTAGAGTCTTCTATACATCAAAGAATTGATGATGAGATTATACCTCTTATAGCTGCTAAACAAGATGCAGGCAGTTATCTAACAACTACAGGTAAGGCAGCAGACTCCAATTTACTTGATGGTATTGATAGTTCTGCATTTTTAAGAAGTAATACTGCTGATACTGCAAGTGGTAGAATTACATTTACAGGAGGTGTTAAGATTCAAGGAGGAAATGCAGGAGATGCACAAGGAAGTGAGTTACTATTTGACGGCTCTAACTCTCCTCAAATTAAATTTAGAGATAGCGATACATCTCACGATGATTTCTATATTCATGTAAATTCTAACAACTTTTACATACTTGTTGATAGAGACAATAACGATGGTTGGGATGGAGCGCATCCACTCCAATTAGAGGGAGATACAAACTCCACATATTTGTTCGGCAACAAAGTGGGTAATGCTGCATACCAAAACACATCTGCATTTGATAGCGCAGGTTCTGCATCTACCGCTCAAGCAAATGCTATTGCTCACGCTGATGATAGAATTAACTCTGAGGTTCTACCTGCTATTGATACTAAGTTAGACTCCTCAGTAAACCCTATTAAGGGAGCGACAGTATCAAATGATACTATCACATTTACTCGTTCGGACAACACTACCTTTAGCGTTACTACTTCCGATGCGAACACAAACACTTGGCGTGGTATTGATGACACTCCTGTAAATGGGCAAACAGCAGAATCTATATCTTCTAATTGGGCATACGACCATGTTAATGCCTCTAACCCACACGGCACTACTGCTGCTGATGTAGGTGCTGACCCTGCAGGTTCTGCTGCTGCCGTAGATGCTCGTATTGAAAATGATGTTATACCTGAATTAGCCAAAGGTGCTGCCGCTTACGGATGGGGTAACCACGCTGATGCAGGTTATGTTGTACCCGCAGACTTTACACCTGCTAACTATCCTGATTTTATTGGGCCACAAGGCCCCGCAGGGGCCGCAGGGGCCAAAGGGGACACAGGGGATACGGGTCCAATCGGGCCGCAAGGTCCCGCAGGGAGTGCGGGGGCCACGGGGCCGCAGGGGCCGCAGGGGCCGAGCGGGAGTACGGGGCCTCAGGGTCCTGCAGGGGCTAACGGCAGTATGTACGGGCCTGACAAATACCTATTCCAAACAGGTATGGTTTATGAGGCAAATAGACAGCCTATTGTTTTAGCAGGTCAAGAAATCAACGGCTCTACATCTACTTCTATTTCAGGTGAATCAGAAATTGTATTTAACCAAGCGGGTACATACCTTATTTCTTGGAACATAAATTGGCAGTCGTACTATGCTAACCGAAGCACATTTGGTGCTTCTGCTAAACTAAATGGCGCTACCATTCAAGGTGGTACTAACATACAATATTTCCGTTACAATACATATGGCCACAAGAGTACTACCGCAAGTACATTTGCTGTTACGGTGGGTGTAGGAGATGTTTTATTCTTTGAAACATTCTTACACGCAGGTGCTATTAACCACGGAGTAACATCTACTAACGGTGATGGCGGAGCAATCACAATTACAAGAATTGTATAATGGTAACAAATAACTACTACATAGAAAACATAGGAGATGGTACTGTTCTAATGAACGATGGTACTTGGGAGCTTTATTTAGAGGAAAACGACCACGAAGTTTTCGCTTCCCAGGAAGACGCATATGACCATATCCAAAATCTACCTGAAGGGATATACAGAATTTTCAGAAGAATTGTTAAAAGTTAGTAACATATAAGTATATTATAATAATATTATACTATATTAGTAAATATAAAATTATTATAATAATGGCAAAGAAAGAAATGAAAATCACAGAAGAGGAGTTGACAAGATTGCAATCGTTGGTCAAACTAATGACTGACATCAAAACTGCATTAGGCGCTGCTGAAATTGAAAAAGCAAACCTTTTGTCTAACTACGAAAGTGCGCAAGATGAACTTGACAAATCTCGCGAATCCCTAAAAGAAAAATACGGGGATATTAATGTAAATTTAAGTACAGGCGAGTACGAAGAAATTGAAGGGTAAATGAAGAGATTAAAGACAGGTGCTGTAAATACGCTTTCTTTTGTTAAAAACATCGGGTATGTTGTTAACGAATTTGATGTGACCTTAGAGAAGGTTGTAGGTAACGGAACTCTGTCTTTAACAGAACTTCAAGACCTTAATGGTTTAGACACCTGTAAGGACTTTATTCAGTTGAATATAGACCTTGTAGCAAACTCATTGGAGGGTGGGGAATATTACCTCACCCTAACCAATGGAAGCAGTTCTGTGAAGTATTTGTGTAATGTAGAATCTTACTCATACCAAGTACACGGCACAGACATTTACTCTGATTCAGTTGTGCTGGGTAGCACAGACCTATCTAATCTAAATAGTGGACAATCATCTGACAGTGGTTCTACTGCAGGTGGAACGGGAAGTACAGGTAGCAGTGGCTCTACTTCTCCTTCATTTGATGTAGAAATTTGGGACCCTGAATATGGAACTTTAAGCGAGCCATATCAAGTTAGAACTGACAATTGGACATGGATTGCATCAATTTCAAACATTAGCAGTTCTATACAAAAATTAAGGGCTGTTATCGAAGATAGTAGTGCCAATATTATTACAAAGACACAAGCCAAGAGTTCAATAAATCAAATAATGTTTGATATAGAAAATGAGGCAATAAACTTTGGTGATGTCGCTCAAGTAAAATATGAAGGGTTAGATGCCGATGACAATGTTTTATACACATCATCTATATATACTGTTTACATACCTGCAAAAGTTCAAATGTATGTTGCTGAATCTTTAGCTGATGCAAACGATATGCAACTTAATGGTAGAGCGCCTATAAATTATATTGAAAGTGTAAATACTGAAACATATAATTTATATGTATATGTTGAGGAAAACTATGGGAATCTAACAATAGACTTCCAAGCAATTAATGCAGGTACAGATGCTTCAGTCTATCCTATTTTTGGATTTAATCCACCTTCGTTTAGTGGTTCAAATCAAGTTATGACTGAGGTTGCAACAAATGTAAGACCTTCTTTGGCAACGGCTACAGCAGAGGTAACAACTTATTTTTTCGCTGGTTTTGAGTGGAGTGATGGAACTACAACCCCTGTTCAAAACGGATTCTATGCGGCAAACTATAGCGCAGGTGCTAACAAAATAGTATCATTACCTTACGCAGAAGAAACAATTACAATAGACGGAGATACATTTACCCTAAAAGGGTACAGTCCTATAGTGTTTAATAACGCTGGCATTACAACAAACGACCCAACACTATTAAGAATTACAGTTGGTGATGGTAATTACAATTATGACTTGTTAAATAGAACATCTATCATAAAAGTACAACAAGGGTATACTGATGGCACTGTATTAGAAGAAACTATTACATCTAACTTCTCAATAGTTGGTAGTCCTCCTGCAAGTTCTTTTGATTACAATATGTATATAACACAATTAGATACTAACAAGACACCAGACTTTACTAAAGTTTGGACCAAATCAAAAGATGGTAATTGGTACAACATTGATAACTCTTCATCTGATTTCCCTCACTTTAGATTTGACCACTAACTTGTAAATTATATTAATGGGACTATTTGATAACATCGCGGAATTTTTCTCTTCCAAGACTAATGTTCAGGCAACAGAGAATACTATCTCTGTTAATGAATTAGAGAACTCTATTGTCGACCTTAATGGTCGATACAAGTTAGGGCATACTACACTTGGTGATTACATTAAGTTTGGAGTCAATGATGACTTCCCTGTAATCCTTGAGCGTATGCTGCGCCAATCTCCTGTTCACTCAGGTATCTTAACTAAGAAAGCCAAGATGATTGCTGGCAACGACATCTCATACGATGACTCGTTCTTAAACACAAAGAAGGCTAAACAAGAACTAAAAGTATTCTTAAATAACTGTGCAGGTAACAACAAGGGAATATACGATGTACTCTTGCATTCAGCATTCCAATACGAATCAAAAGGAGCAGCGGCATTCTATGTTCGTTGGAACAATACAAGAACTAAGATTCTTGAGTTCAAGTCGTTGGATGTTAAAGGCGTTAGAGCGGCTGAACCAAATGAAAAAGGAGAAGTAACACACTATATTGTAAGAAGAACATTCGGGTACGGAGCAAACTCAGTACAGCACAATGAGCCTAAGAGAATCAAAGCGTTTAACAAGTTTGATAAATCAGCTAAAGAGGCTGTACTATACATTTCTAATCCCTATAGTGGCAATCCTTACTACGGAGTCCCTAACTATATTTCTGCTTTCCATTATATTGAATCTGATTTCGCATTTGGTAAGCACATTAAGAACTCTGCTGAGAACGGATTCTCGCCAAAAGTATTAGCTACATTTATCGGTAGAAATATGTCTGCCGAGCAGAAGGCTTCAGAATATCAAAACTTTAAGCAATCATTTATTGGTCCCGAAGCAGATAACTTTGTTGTAAGCTGGGTCAAAAAAGAAGAGGATGCACCGAAGTTTACTCCGTTGGATATTGCCAACTTAGATAAAACCGTAGATGTCCTCTCACGATTAAACGATGCTAAAATTCTTACTGCTCATAATATTACTTCTCCTACTCTATTTGGTGTTATGGTTAGCGGAAAGCTCGGTGGGACAGGGAACGAGTTGGTTACTGCGTACCAAATTTTCCGAGCTACTGAAACGCTTCCGAACAGGGAAATTATCCTAAATGGTGTAGAGAGAATTATGTCTACAGTTGGATACGACAAGATGTCTCTTGGAATCATTGAAGAAGAGATTAACCTTGAAAGTATTAAGGGTGCTAACACAAGAGATATAACAAATGGTTAAGGTAATTTTTATTGATGACAACTATCTCTACCAAAACTTTCCAATGCCTAAGCGATTGGAGAGAGCGGCTTTGTTGTCTATCATCCAACTTGAACAATACACCACTCTTCAGGACTTGCTGGGTACTTGTTTATACGAACACCTTGAGACAGGTGTGTACGACCAAACACTAACAACTGAAGAGCAAGACTTATTCAAACTTGTTAAGTATGTCTTGGCTATGTATGCAGCGAAAGCTACAATCATTATGTTGCGTACTCAAACCGCAAACACTAAAAATGAAGAAAGCGTACAAGACCAATACATTCTTGACACTCTTGTTGAAAACATCAACTCAAAGGTCGGTTACATTAATAAGCGTATTGCCGACTTTGTTAAAAACACTGATGCGCTCAAAACAATAGCGACCAACGAAGACTGTACAGGAGACTTGTGGAATGAGCAAGAGGTGTACAGCAGTTCAGTTTATTACCCAAACACAATGCGTGTTAAAAAAGATTGTGAATAATGCAAGACCCTAACAACCTTCCAAATTTTACTTGTAGACTTGAGGGGCCGCAATCTGCAACGGCACAATTTATTCCTTTACACGCTGTAGTTACCGTATTGTAATGGACCACAACGATATTAAACTTTTCTTCCTTAATTCTGCTACATTAGCGGTATCTTTCTCTGCAGTTGAGGATGCACTAAAACTTGTGCTTTTAATATTGTCTATCGTGTATACAGTTCAGCGAATGAATGACCTATATAACAAAAAGAAGGAGGACTAATGCCCTCCTTTTTGTTTGCAGTTACTTCCTAAACAGTTGCACTCTACAGGTGCAATCTCACAGTATCTTATTTCATTCGTGTCCTTTTGTCCACGCTTCTTACTGCGAAGTAACCGCCTATCACTGTTACGCTTACCATTTCCCATAACCCAATCCATCTTTCATCAACACTACTAATACCAAATCCCTCAAAGAAGGTCATTAGTATTAAGAACGCAACTACTGTGATTAGTGTTAGTGGTCTAACATTCTTGGATAACCAAGAATCAGAGTTCATGTCAGAGGCCCAGCGTTTGCTTATCTCCTGTTCGATTGCCGCACGAGCAGCTTCTTTCTCTGCAGGATTCTGTACAAATTGGTCCACTACATCTGCAACCGCAGACACAGTTTCTTTCACTGCTTTCCCCTTTAATATTCCTAATAAGCCGCTCATAGTTAACTCCCACAAGCCTCGCATTCAGGGTTGTCAATGCTACAGGCGTTATCATTTTTCTCGCTGGTTGCGAGTTCATCAATAAAATCAGCGAAGCTATCGCTCAAATCGAAGTCATTCATCTTCTTTCTCTACTTTAGGGTTAATTAAAAAATCGTATTCTTTCTGAACATCAAATGATGGACAAGCCTTTGCAGCAAACTCATTGTGTCCGTGCAAGGTTGCATTTGGATACATCTCCATAAGAGCATCCAATAAATTGGCTAATGCCATACACTGCTCTGCAGTTCTTGTGTCTTTAGGTTTTCCGTTATCATCAACACCACCCACATAAACGACACCCACGCTCGTTCTATTATATCCTTTAGCGTGAGCGCCTACATCGTGAATGCTGCGACCATTTTCAATAGTACCATCTAACTTAACAAGGTAGTGGTATCCAATTGTAGCAAATCCCCTGTCCTTGTGCCAGCGAGTAATCTCAGCTACATCTGACTCACGACCTTCGGGTGTCGCTGTACAGTGTAGTATTATTCTATCAATCTTCCTTGCGGATTTCTTTATTCTCATAGTTATTTCGTTTTTTTAGCTTCCCTTATCCAAGTCTGAACACAGGCCATCGCATCCTTAATTCCCTGTTCCTTACAGCGTTTAACGAATTGATATTTTGTTTCAGTCTTCATCGGTGTTGGAATCATTAGTGTTAGAATTAGAGTTAGTAAATAGAGGCTCATCCCAATATAAAAATACTTGGTCGCTTTTATAATTTACACTTTTCATTCTACTAATTTTCTATATGTTAGTTCTGCGATAAGGCTTGAATAGATAGCGTATAATGGATTCAAATCAATTGCGGTATACAATATAAGTCCGCACCAAAAAGAGAAGCACAGAACGCAGTTAAATGGCTTAAACGATAGGTATCTTTCCATTAACCAACCATAAGGTTCAAAGATAAATAGGTAGGCAAATAAGAATCCCACACCGCTAACAATAAACCAATCATTATAAATTGACATCATAGTTTTTCACTTAAAAAATCATCTTTAACATAACGAACGAGCCTTCTTGTCTTGACTCCGTTCTCTACTACAACAACATAACCCTTAGTGCGAGAGCCGTAGACATCTCTCCACTTCATTGAGGTTATCTTGTTAATCATTGTGGTCTTTATCATCCCAATGATTAGGTTCGCTGCACACTTATCTTGTTTATAGTAGTGCAAAAATTTATCGCACACGCGCATAACGGCTTCATCAACAAGCGACTGCCGTAGTTCTTCATTACCGTTAGTGACAAAGGCGTAATTAGAAATCTCGTTGGAGCGGTCTAAGATAAACTTGCCCAGGGTATTTGTTATTCTTCCCTGTTCTGCAGAGATTACAGCTTCACGCTCAATCTCCGCCTTGTTGTATTTGATATTCTTCTTCAACCTTATCGAGGATAGAAATTATCTGAGGCAAGTAGTCTGATAGTTCGTTGGGCCTGATGTTGAGTTCATATGCCAAGCCCACGAGTGTAACAGGGTTACCTTGATAGACAAGTCTTGATACTGCCTCATACATAGAGATAATGAAGTCTGCTTCATCGTTAGTTATTTCCTCGTATGAAAAATCAATTCGCATATGGCCTAATGGATTGCCCTTTCTCAGGGTCAAGGGCTACTATCCTGTCTATAAGTTCGTTTTCTTTTCTGTAAGCATCCTGAACTTCCTCTATCGTAGAATCTTCTCCGAGGTTAGCAAACAGCACAGCCATCTGATGTAGTATTTCATCAATCTGACCTTTAATTAATTTACAGGTTCTGTAGTTCTTAGGTTCATTCATAATATTTTATTTTTACCTTGTATGTATCACGCTTTACCTTCGGGTCAAAAGTGATTTTAACTTGGTCATAAAACTCTGGGCTGTCGTCTTTGACCATACCCCAATCAACGAGCGTATCAGCGAGAAATTTTGAAACAAGAATACCATTGTCAATATCAAACCGAGCGTTGTACCTAATATCCAAACGAAAGGCTTTGCAAGTAATCTTGTCATAATTATCAAGCGCCTCCAAACATATTTGCTTGTACTCATCTTTCTTCTTTTTTCTGTATGTCCAATGCTTACCCGCATAAATCATATTTAGGCTTGGCGGCTTGGGCAATGTTAGTGTTATACTTTTATTATATTGCAATGACATCGTAAATCAAATCTTCTACATCAACGAAACGAAGGTAGGTAAATACATCCTTACTGTTAAATCTACCACACCACTTACCCAAAGCATCGTAAGGCTTGATACGATTCTGTCTCCAAACAACATCATCTGAATAATCCTCACACAGCTCTATTGCTCTGTTGCGCAGAGCATCTTTTTCAAATACATAAAAAGCTTCAGGGAACTGAAACGCAATGTACTCGGCTTTAGAATCTTTGGAACACCACCCGTGATTGCCCCAAACATTAATAAACTCAAGTAGAATAAAACCATTTTTGTGCATTGGCTTTAATCCCTTAACATCAATTTTCTTGCCATCCCAATCAAAGTCTATGTGCTGCTTATCTTCAGATACATCAGTCTTAATAGCCTTGGTGAGTTCACGGAACAATTCTTCACCCTCAATGCCCAGGTTAAGGCAGTGATTCACGCGGTCAGTTTTTAACTCTCTTGACTTAGAGAGATATTTTTCTAAGCTCATGCCTGTTGTCTTAGTGCAATCTTCAGAAGTATCAGGTATCCAATTAAATCTTGAACAGTATCTTCTGTTTCATCGTTAATGCCACGCATCTTGATGCGCATCAGCTTATCATCAATGCGAGCGCATAAACTTTCAACAGCATCGCCTTGCGAAAATATATTTGCTGGGTTCAATGCAGAATCTCCGTAAGCATCGTTCTTTTCTAACAGTAGGTCAACGACTTCTCCTGCGACCTTCATAATCATTTCTCTTGTATCAAACTCCATGGGTGTAGTGCTTAATAAGTTATTTAACTTGTATACATATTCTTTTTCCATATCCTAATATACTCTATAAACCACAATATCCGCTGTCGCATTCTGAGAAATCCTCATCAAACAGCATAAACTGAGAGTTGTAATTAATTATTTCTCTGTAAGATACATCAGACCTAAACTTACCCTTGTTGCCTTCTTCCTGTCTCGCAAACCAATCCATCTTCTCAGGGTGTTTGTTAGACATATGGCTCAGAAGCATAGGGCTTCTCCACCAACAACCAACACAGTTGTTCATATATGCAAATCGCACGGGCTTATCACGCCAAAACTCCTCGATATTATCCTTGAATATCCCCGCCTTGATTAGCGGGAACTCAGGCTTGGCGTACTCTATGGTGGACCAGCGATTTCGATTACCTGTCTTTGTGCGACCTGTTATAATCTTAACTTCTGTCATGCCACGCTCGTTAACTTTATCAAGCATTGTGGTAGCACGAGACTGTTCATTTGCTCTAAATCCAAAGCGCATAACAGCATCGCCCTCAATGTTTTTGTAACGCCACTGAGCGATTGGCTGAGTCTTCATATCGGTAGTGCAATAGCGTGCAATCTTGTTTGGTAAGTAGCCTCCGTGATTGTTAATAACTTCTTCAAATGTTGGACCCGTTACCCAAGTAATCTCACGACCAATGTACTGCTCAAGGTCAAGCATCGTGTACACAATCACATCATCTTCTGCTGTAGCAATGAACGGTGCTTGGATTCTATCCTCTACCATCTGCCTAACCTTATCATCCTTGAACTTAGATGATTGGTCTTGTGTCCTAACGAGTGCAAACACATCGTAATCTGCTGGGTAGTTAGCAGCGATATAGCTGCTTGTCTTGCCTCCCGATAAACTATTTATTGTTTTCATCTAACAAATCAACTTCTAATTTGTAAACCTTTTTGTTGCCATTACCTTCTATAACTATTCTCCCTGATGAGGGATTAAAGAATATGTAGTTAGGTGTAGCACCTGTGTAATCCGACACATCAAACTTGTAGTAGTTGCCGTTGATTGAGATGTTACCATCTTTCTCAACGACAATATTCAAAGCGTCACTAACATTGAATCGTAGGTAGGCCCTCACTAAATTAGCGAAGGCCACCTTTCTATCAAGAATTAGACTGTGGATAGGCGAACTGCTTGTTTCCGTTTTTGTCAAGCTCATAATATCTGTTTTTCATTTTGTCATAGTACAATGTAACGCTACCAAGTTTACCTACAATCTTCGGCTTTGCCTTGACAACTGTAATCTTAACTTGGTTAGGCTCGTAAGGAATACCATTCTCATCTTCTAATCCAAATGGGCAACGCCATACATTGATAACCATCATACCTTTACGCGACCACTGCATACCACCAGCAATATCATTCATCGTAGGCACATCAACATACGGGACACCGTTCTTGTACTTAGCGGCTTGGTGCTTGGTGTGTACGGTAACAATCGTGTGCATATCCTTATCGCTTGAATGCTTACGAACCTTGGTTAGAATCTGACCAATAGCAATGTCATCACGCACACCTGATGATACATCGGTCTTGATTTCTGTAAATGGGTCAACCATACAGCCATCAATCTTGACATCATTCTCCAACTCAATCTGCTCAACAGCAGTGTAGAACGCTTCAATGGTAAGGTCTTGTAAACCTGAGTCAATGATATAGAAATGCTCATTGATAAACTCAATAGCATTTTCAGTCTCCTCATCTGTAGCAGTAAGGTGGTCGTTGATTAGGAAAGGCTTACGCAAGTAGACCCAAAGCAACTCGGCAAACACCTCTGTAGGTGAGCCTGTCTCAGGAGAATAAACAGCCCACTTCCACCCGCTGAACTCAGCAAGGTTCATCATCAGTTCAAATCCAAACTGCGACTTACCCTGGTGCGCTCCTGCATAGATGTAGGTAGTGCTACCTTTCTTCATTGAGTACTTGTCAAACAGTGAATCAAATCCTGTCCAAGCACCTTTCTTAATTCCCTCGCTTCTCAGTGTAGTTAGAGAATCTCTCACATCCTCTACCCGATAAATAATGTTTCTCATTGTCCAAACTCTTTTATATAATCTTCTTCTTTGTGTGCAAAACTTCTACTGATTTCCTTTCTATAGAACTCTTCCTTGATATAGAAATCATAAATCTTTTTACCTGTCAGGCCATTAAAGGCCATAATTTTTGCAATCATCTCAGGGTTTCTATTGATGTGTTCAATAGACTTTGCTCTTGTTACCATCTGAAATGGATGCGATGCTGTGCCTTTGTATATATTGGAATAGCCATTACCCTTCTTAACTTTCCACGCAAGTCGTACCCCAATGTCGTAAATCATTTGTCCCTCATCACTACCTTTTGGCATTGCTGAGTTAGGGTTAATGTCGAAGTGTTCATCAAGTGGTCCTTTATTTTCCATATTACATTTTAATTAATCGTAGTCTTCTCTGGTACTTGCGAATCAGCAGGGCTGAGTTGCTTAGTTGTTTTTGGATTTCAGTTGTCCATCCAAATCTACTTGCGTGTATCGTTAGATTTACTTGGTCAATCATAAGCATCTCAAGATACTTCTGAATTTCTCTAATGTGTTTTCTTTTGCGTGTCATTCCTCTTCTCTTTTTCCTGTTAGGTAAATCATTAATATACTAACGGCAATCGTTAGTATGACCACCATCCATTTGAACTCTATCATTTCTCTTTGGTGTTAAAGGTTTGGTCATATAGTTCTTCAGTAGTCATCAACCCTCTTTGGTC